GTATGGGCACCAATTGACAAAAAGTTTGCTGACGAAGTCATTGAGGAAGTAGTTTCATTTCCTAATGGCGATCACGATGACTTTTGTGATAGTATGACGTTAGCTTTGATGCGTTTTAGGCAAGGAGGGTTTATTTCTTTGCACAATGAACGCGAAGAGGAAATAGAAGTTCCTCGTATTAAGGAGTATTACTGATGGCGTTGCCACCACTTGTAGATTCTGGGATTCGTCCTGAAGACATGATGCCGACAGAGGCTTCTGTTGAGGTTCCCGTTGAACGCCCTGAAATGTTCGAAAACGGAGCGGAAGTCATACCGGACGGTCAAGGCGGAGCAATCGTACAAGCTCTGGCGCAAGCTCTAAGCGGACAAATGAACCAAGAGGAGTTAATCCCGTTTGATGCTAACTTAGCAGAGTATCTTGACGATAGTGAAATGGGAGAGATTGCTAGTGAGTTGTTGGCGTCTTACGAAGACGACAATGAATCTAGAGACGATTGGGAAGAAACGTACACCAAAGGGTTAGATCTTTTAGGTCTTAAAACAATTGAGCGTTCAGAACCATTTCAAGGCGCAAGCGGTGTAACCCATCCTTTGATTAGTGAGAGCGTCACACAGTTTCAGGCGCAAGCCTACAAAGAATTACTTCCTTCAGGTGGCCCTGTAAGAACACAAGTTATTGGTTTGCAAAACAAAGAAACGGAAGCGCAAGCCAAACGTGTCAAGGATTATATGAACTATTTAATCACAGAAGAAATGGAAGAGTTCGATCCAGACTTGGATCAGCTTTTGTTTTATCTTCCTTTAAGTGGGTCAACGTTTAAGAAAATATACTTTGATTCCGTTCGGAATCGCCCTGTGTCTAAGTTTGTACCTGCTCAAGATGTTGTTGTTCCATATTCTGCAAGTGACTTAGCAACTGCGCCACGTATTACGCATGTTTTAAAAATGTCAGACAACGATTTGCGAAAGCAACAAGTTGCGGGGATGTATAGGGACATTGAACTTTCTTCGGCAGGAGATGACGAAGAGAACCCTGTTAATCAAAAAGTAGATGAACTACAGGGCACATCTAAATCTTATACGGACGACATTCATACAATTCTTGAAATGCATGTTGATTTAGACATTGAAGGCTTCGAGGATGTTGATGAGAGTGGAGAACCGACAGGAATTAAACTTCCGTACATTGTTACGTTAGATCGAGATAGTTCTACTATTTTAGCTATTCGTCGTAACTATATGGAAGGAGATCCCTTCAAACAAAAGATTCAATACTTTGTTCACTACAAGTTCATGCCAGGTCTAGGTTTCTATGGCTTTGGCTTAACCCATATGATTGGGGGTCTTGGTCGTGCGGCAACGAGTCTCCTCCGACAATTGATCGATGCAGGTACTCTTGCCAATCTCCCAGCAGGATTCAAGGCCAGAGGGGTGCGGGTTCGTAATGATGACGAGCCACTGCAGCCTGGGGAGTGGAGGGACATTGACGCGCCTGGAGGCAATATTAGGGACTCGATTATTCCGTTGCCCTATAAGGAACCTTCTGCAACGCTCTCACAGCTTCTAGGGGCACTTGTAGACGGCGGAAGACGCTTTGTATCTGTTGCGGACAACCAAGTTCAAAACATGAACCAGGAGATGCCTGTAGGCACTACTGTGGCGATGTTGGAACGCGGGATGAAAGTTTTATCTGCGATACACAAACGTTTGCATTACGCTCAGAAAAACGAGTTCCGTATTTTGGCTCGAATAATTGCGGAAAATTTACCAGAAGCGTATCCGTATCCTGTTGCAAATGCTCAGTCTGCAATCAAAGTCACTGATTTTGACGGTCGGGTAGATATCCTGCCCGTCAGTGATCCAAATATTTTTTCGATGGCACAACGTGTGTCGTTGGCTCAAAGTCAACTACAACTGGCTCAGTCGAATCCTCAGATGCATAATCTACAGGCAGCCTACAGGCGTATGTATCAAGCCTTAGAAGTGCAAAACATTGATGAGATTTTACCGCCGCCGCCACAGCCACAGCCTACAGATCCGGCTATGGAACATGCTGCCGTACTTAAAGGCAGTGGTGTACAAGCGTTTCCTGGTCAAGATCACAATGCACATATTGCGGCTCATGTTGCGTTTATGAAAACGCCAATGATTATGGCAGCGGCTCCTTTGCAAGCTGCATTATATGGTCATTTACAAGAACATATATCTCTCCTTGCTCAAGAGCAGGCACAACAGCAGATGCAACAGCAGATGCAACAATTACAGCTTCTCGTTCAAAGTGGTGGAATAAATCCACAACAAGCACAACAGCAGATGCAACAATTACAGCAGGATCCTGCGTCCATGGCTCGTACAGTTGCTCAAATTGAACAACAGCTTGTACAGCAGATTGCTCAGATGGTTGCACCGCCTCCACAAGATCCAGCAGCAGACCCTCTAGTTCAGATTCGTATGCAAGAATTAGGTTTAAAGCAGCAAGAGCTACAGTTAGATGCTCAATCGGATCAAAACAAATTGATGCTAGAACAAGCTAAACTACAACAACGCGCAGCGACAGATGCCGCAAGGCTCGAAACGCAAGAGGAGATTGCGGACGAGCGAAACGCGGTTAACCGTGAACGTATTGATGTGCAACGACAGAGGAGTAGGTAATGCCGTTAAAAAAAGGTAAATCTAATCAGACTGTTAGTGATAATATCAGCACGTTAAGAAGCGAAGGGTATGAGCAAGATCAGGCTGTAGCCATTGCATTGAACCAAGCGGGTCGGAAAAAGCAGAAGAAGTATGAGGGTGGGGTCATTAAAGACTTCAGTCCTATTGCGCGACCCCAAAGGTTTTCGGGTATCTTCTAATGGATCCCGTTAGCTGCGTTGCTTTAGCGTCAGGGGCGTACAAAACGCTCAAGGCGGCTATATCTACGGGCAAGGACATTCAAGAAATGGGTAATACCATTGCGACTTGGGGCCAAGCGTTTAGTGATTTCAATAGATTAGAGGAACGTCAGAAAAACCCGCCGTGGTGGGAAAAGACGTTCAAAGGTTCCGATGAAGAAACCGCGATCTTGATTTGGAATCAGAAGCGCAAGATGGAACAAATGCGCAAGGAGATAAAAGACCACATTTCTTTTGTTTATGGGCCTAGTGCGTGGGACGAAGTCTTACGAATTGAGGCAGAACAGCGACGTATTCGCAAAGAGGCGGCTTATCGCAAACAAGAGTTTATAGACAATTGCATTAACTGGGCAGTTGGTTTGACAGCGTTTGCTGTTGGCGGTGTTATTTTGGCGTTTGCCATTTACATTGTTGGTAAGGTTAGGGGTCGCTGGTGATGTGGGTACTTGTGTGGCTCAGTTTTATAGAGGGGCAGTTTGAGTATTATCAGCTTGGATCGTATGGCACAGAAGCTCACTGCAACAAGGAAAAGATAAAAGCAGAGGTCATGGTAAAAAATGCCGGACAAGCCGTCCATTGCTTTGAAATTAGTCGAAATTAAGCCGAATGTCTGGTGTGTGTACAAAAATGGAAAAGTGGTTATAATTACGACGCATAAGCGGATAGCCGAAAGGTATGCTGATGAAAAAAGATGATTACGACCTTAATGGAAACGGTAAGATTGACCCTGATGAAAGGGAAATTATGCTGGAAGATCGCCGTCGTCGTATGGAAGACGCAGACGCCAAAAGAGACGCACAGAGAGGCATGACGTGGTTTGCCTTGTCTGGTATGGTTTTATACCCTTTGGTGATTCTGGCGGCTTCTCTGATGGGCATGGAAAAAGCAGCGTCACTAATCGCGGACATTGCAGCGGTATATGTTGTGTCAGTGTCGGGTGTAACGGCTGCGTACTTCGGGTTTAACGCGATGGAGGCTAAGAATGCTACAAGCTCTAATCGGACCAATAACTGAACTGGCAGGCGGATGGCTTAAAGGTAAAGCTGATGCACAAGCGGCGGCAGCTAACCTCAAGCTAGTCGAGGCGGAAGCGAAAGCAACCATAATGAAGAGTGCCGCTACGTCGGAAGCGGAGTGGGAGAAGATCATGGCGCAAGGCACCATGAACTCGTGGAAAGACGAGTATCTCGTCCTACTCTTCTCGATCCCGTTAATTCTCTGTTTTACAGGGGATTGGGGGCGCATCACAGTTGCTGAAGGCTTTGCGGCTTTGGAGCAAATGCCCGAGTGGTATCAATATACGTTGGGTGTAATCGTAGCTAGTAGCTTTGCCGTAAGGTCAGCTACCAAATTCTTTGGAAGGAAGTAAGATGGCTTACAAACTAGGAAAACGTAGCTTGGCAAAACTAGAGGGCGTAGATGAGCGTATGGTAGCAGTTGTTCGCCACGCTATTACGGTGACGAAGCAGGACTTCTCAGTGATTTGTGGACTCAGAACTATTGAAGAGCAACGTGCATTGGTTGCCAAAGGTGCAAGTCAAACCATGAAATCAAAACACCTAGACGGTATCGCTGTAGACCTTATGGCCTATGTGGACGGAGGCCGTTGGGAGTTGAATTTGTATGATGAGATCGCAGATGCGATGGCAGAAGGTGCCCGTGCAGTTGACGTTCCGATCCGTTGGGGTGCGGCATGGACTGTGCCAAACATTGCGCAATGGGATGGCGACATGGAGTCAGCTATGAATGATTACATCGACACTCGTCGCTCACAGGGCCGTCGTCCGTTTATCGACGCTCCACATTTTGAACTTATGGTATAGGAGACGGAAATGTCTGGTAAAAAGAAACCAATGACTCAAGAACAACTTGATATGTTTATGTCTGGAACATCGGGCTATGAAGCTATGGGCGGAACAAAGAGTCCAAGGGCTGGACGACAAGGATTGTTTTCTCGTAAGGCGGAACAGTTGATGCGTGAAAACCCAGAGATGTTCGACGATATGGTAGAGACAAAACCGCAAAAGTTTGGCCTTGGCGGCGATGTTCGTTATGACTCTAAACGTGGGCAGACATACTAATGGTTAATATTATGATCAGCGTTCTACCGGATGGCATTCCGGTAGATAAAATGGAAGAGACAGAAGAGGGCTACACATGTCCTCTTCCTACTCAAGACCCTGAACTAAACGAAATGAACCGAGACATGGCGATTGCGGATCACAACTATCGTGAGCCGAATACAGGCGTGTCGTTTCGTTCTGATCAAGTGTGCGGAAGCTGTGCGATGTACAATCAAACAGAGGATATGCTTGAGTGCCTTGGCGATGAATCAGGTAACACAGGGTATTGCCAGAGCCTCAAGTTTGCGTGTATCAAAGAGAATACATGTGACTTATGGGCAGAAGGTGGTCCAATCACATCAGACATGCAAGAGGATTACAAGGACAACCTATAATGGATGTTGTCGATTTGGCAAAATACCTGTATAAGAAAATGCAAGAGCGGGAAAAAGACTTAACTTCTGCTCTAGCACACGGTTCTGTTCAGAATTGGGAGCAGTACAAAATGACAGTGGGAGAGATACGGGGTCTCTCTTTTGCTCGTGATGAAATTAAGACCCTGTTGGAGAAAAACGTAGACGATGTCGAAGACCTTATATCTTCCTGAACACGTTGCGCAGAAAATGAACAAAGAACGAGAAGAGGCAAATGCCGATTCTTCTGCTTTGGACAGCGCATATGTAGATCCTGGCAAACGCGAACTGGATCCCTCTCTCCTAGACAAATCACTACTCGAACGTCTTCCGCAGCCTACAGGTTGGCGGGTTCTTGTTATGCCTTATCAGGGGCAGGCAAAGACGGCGAGTGGGCTTTACATCCCTGATGAAGTTCGGGAACGAGAGTCCGTTGCTACGGTTGTAGCCTATGTGATGAAGCTAGGTCCACTGGCATACAAAGACCCAGATAAATTTGGACCAGACTGTGAGCCGTGGTGTGAACAAGGCCAATGGGTATGTATTGGTCGTTACTCAGGTTCTCGCTTTAAGATTGATGGTGGCGAAGTACGCATCATTAATGACGACGAAGTGATTGCCACAATCTTGGAGCCGACAGATGTCAAACACGTATGAAGAAGAAAAACCTGAAGTAGAAACAGAAGACGAGGGCCAAGAAGTATTTCTTGAGTCTGAGGAGTCTGAGGAACCTGAAGAAAAAGCAGCGGTTGCAGAACAAGAACAAGAGCCAGAGCCAGCCTCCGGTGATGAAGAGCTAGAAAGTTATTCAAAAGGCGTTCAGAAACGGATTAAACAGTTGAATGATCGCTACCGTAATGAGCAGCTTCAACGTGAAGAAGCTGTTCGTATGGCGGAACAATTGCTTGAAGAAAATAAGCAATTGAAAGGTCGTGTTCAAAACTTAGACTCTGGTTATTTGAATGAGTATGGCGCACGGATCGAGAGTCAACTTGACGCGGCAAGACGCGCGTACAAAGACGCTTATGATGCAGGTGATACAGACGCTATGATTGCGGCGCAAGAATCCTTGGCACGAGCTACGGCGGAATCAGACCGTTATGCGTTGGCTAAAAAGAAAGCTGAAGAGCGTGTTGCGGTGCAAAAAGCGCAGCCTCAACAGCAAGCACAACCTCAACAGCAGTATCAGCAGCCTGTTCAACAGCAAGCACAACCTGACCCAAAGGCACAGGCTTGGGCTGAAAAGAATGAGTGGTTTGGTCAAGACGAAGTTATGACTTATGCCACATTTGGGATTCACCGCAAACTTATCGAGGAAGAGGGGTTTGACCCAAACAGCGATGAGTATTATAGTGAAATAGATCGTCGGTTGCGTTCGGAGTTTCCGAACAAGTTCCAACCTGCGAAAAAATCGGGATCGAATCAGGTCGCTTCTGCTGGTTCATCTGCATCTCGCAATTCAAAACAGGGGCGTAAGAATAGCGTGAAACTATCACCATCGCAGATCGCTATTGCAAAAAAGCTGAATGTTCCTCTTGAGGAATATGCCAAGTATGTAAAGGATTAAACAATGGCGGATAGAAAACCACGCGCTCAAGACACCCGAGATTTAGACACTCGTAGAAAACCATGGGCACCGCCCAGTTACCTTGCTGCACCACCCGCACCTGATGGGTATGTGCATCGTTGGATTCGAGTCGCAATGCGCGGCGAAGAAGACAAAATGAACGTAAACGCAAAGCTGCGTGAAGGATGGGAACCTGTTCGTAAGGA